ACCTTCCGGCTCTCCGGAAGCAGCCGACCTTCCGGCTCTCCGGATGCAGCCGACCTTCCGGCTCTCCGGATGCAGCCGACCTTCCGGCTCTCCGGATGCAGCCGACCTTCCGGCTCTCCGGAAACCCCATCGGATTCGAACTATCGACGAAATCGTAGGGGCGGGGATAGGGGCATTAGGCACCTGACTCAATTGAATAAAAAAATAAAAAACAACTTCCATTTCTACAACTATTCGTCTACACTTATCCTTTACCCAAACAAAGGAACCTCCACATGTCCATCGAAATCAACCTTTCCGAAGTAAACCCAACACCTCGTCCGCGCGACGCGATCCACGTTGCGGTGGTTCAGGTGATTGCTGGCCAAATGGATCTCAAGGTTGGTCATCGCATTTATATTTCAGGCAACAATCGTGGTTTCCCTGTGGCGTATAATTGGAATCCAACTTCGCTTGTTCCGTCGGATGGTGTTGTGTCTCCATTCATCTACATGGACAGGCATTTCATTCAGAAGGGCGACACCTTCTGGATGATTATGAATCCAAGCAGTGTTACAGATCTTCGCCATGCGTGGAGTCATCCTTCAATTCCTGAAGATCCTTCTGTCGAAGCGAATACTTACGACGACGAATGCCGAGGCTGCGATGGATAAACATGCCCAACCAACCCCCGGATCCCCCGCCGCAATCGCTTCCGGCTGTCTCTGCCCGATCTACGACAACCATCAGGGCACAGGTCGCCCCTCTGGTGACGGCACATACACATTCATCCACTCGGGCAATTGCCCGCTGCATGGTTTCACCCGTCCGCCTCATTCCACCACCACAATCGACAGTTCAGGAGTCCAGCGATGATCCGCATTTTCCTCGCGATCGCCATTCTGCTCGCAGCATCACAAACCTCCCTCTCAGCCACGAAGAAGCCGACACCCAGAGAACTGTACCTCGCTGATCAGGCTCGTCACCGTGCCCAGCGATCTGCGCCTCCGAAGGTGGAGTTCGACGGTGTTTATTACTGGAATGAGGCGGGGGAGTGTGTCGGGATGAAAACGCGGTGTAAGCCGTGTAGAATTGGGCGATAAGATGGACGTGCATGTGAAAATATTGCTCGTCGTCTTGGTTCTGTGTGTAATTTGCAGCGGCGGAGAAGATTCGTCGCTGTTTGGGGATTAGTTTTTGAAGTGCGTCAGTTCAACAGCCACAAGCCGAAGGGTCAGAAATGTCGAAGCAGTTTCGTTTCAGGATTAACGTCGAGTGTGACGTTCAGAACGCGGATTCCGAGTCGATTGCCAGGACAGCAGCGTTTGCGTTGCTCACTCAGATGCAGTCAGAGAAGAAGCGAGGTCGTCCGTCATCGGATGTGAAGGCGACGATTACAGGGGTAAGCATTGAGCCTCCGGTTCCAGTTTTTATTTCGTCAGAAGACATGAAGAAGCGACTTAAGGAATGCGTCGACAATACTTCAGTTGATGTAACCGAGTAGTTCTCCCCGAAAGCAGTCAGCGATTCCCCCGAATCGCTGGCTGCTTGTTTATTGAGTGTTCCGATGAAACTCTCCGACCCACAATACCGCGTCCTGCAATCGCCTGCCGAGTGGCTGATCTATGGCGGCGCAGCAGGTTCCGGGAAGAGCCACATTGTGACGCTCGACATGCTCAGGCATTGTCAGGGGCCGCATGCGAATCCGTTGTTCCGTGGTTTGATCATGCGTCGAACTTATCCGCAGTTGACCAAGTCAGGAGCCCTGCTGGATCACTGCAAAGAGATGTATCGGCCTTATGGTGCGATTTACAATCACACTCGCAACGAGTTTGAATTCCCGTGCGGTGCTAAGATTGCCTTGGGGTCTTGTCAGTTCGAAAAGAACCTTGAGGACTATCAGGGAGCCCAGCTTGATGCATTGGCGATCGACGAGGCGACACAGTGGCCGCTCAAGTTCGTGCAGTACCTCTGGGGGCGATGCAGATCGAAGTCCGGGATCCAGCCGAGAATGAAGTTATCCTGCAATCCGGATAACGATTCGTTTCTCTATCGTTTTCTGTACTGGTGGCTTTCACCGGAGACGGGCCTGCCAATACCTGAGCGGTCAGGAGTTATTCGGCATTTCCGGTACGTCGAGCCGGATTTTCACTGGTACGACGAGCCTCACTACGAGATCAACGAAGAAACCGGCGAGAACGAGTGTGTTTCGACATCCGCGACGTTCATCGGCGCGACACTGCGAGACAACACACATCTGATGCAGTCCGACCCGACATATCGCCAGCGACTCGAGGCGATGTCAGAAGACGAGCGAGACCGCTTCCTGAACGGCTGCTGGTTGGTGTCGTCGAAGACGGGTGCCGAGTGGGATAGAGAACTGTTCACGGATATTTACATCCCGCTCGAGAAGTTCCCCGTCCCGAAACATGCCAACGACATCGTCCGAATGTTCTGCGTCGACCCAAGCAAGGGTCGCTCCGTCAAGAAGGGTGACTATTCGGCAATTGTCTGTATGGCACAAACGTCAGAACTGGCGTACGTCGACGCGGATCTCAAGAGACGATCGCCGTCGGAGATTATTGAGGACTTGTTCCTGTTCTGCGAGCAGGATCACCACCGGATCAGATCAGGCGACCTGATTGGGATTGAATCGACGCAGTTTCAGAGTATTTTTCGCGACTTGATCATGAACTACGCGGCGAATCACCCGGACTACGCCCTGTCGAAATATTTGATGTCTGGAGGGATCATTATTCCGGTCGAGGACATGCTGAAGAAGGAAATGAGGATCCGGAGAGGACTGGACAAGCGGCTGACTCAGCGAGAGTTCCGGTTCCTCGAGAATCCGGGGACGACGCTTCTGCTGCAGCAGATTAAGCAGTTCGACGGAATCCCGGGGGTCGGGAAGCACGACGACGGGCCGGATGCATTGGCGATGTGTACTCAGTTGCCGAGATATGAGCAGGAATACTGGGAGAATCTGAGGAAGGAGAAGTGACGTGAGTAAGCGAGGATGCGGTCATTGCCGCGAAAAGTCGGATCCGGTTGAGTTTGCGATTCAGACGATCTCTATGGTCGTCGACCAATCGTTTCAGCAAAATGCGAACGTAGGAATTTACCGGCGAGCAGTGAGATCGACGTTTTGGTGGTGGAGGTTTCTTCGATGATCACGAAGTACCAGTATTCGGCGACCGTCATTTCGATTTACGACGGCGACACGATCACTGTGATGGTCGACCTTGGGTTTGGGTCGCACACGAAGCAGAAACTGAGACTGGCGCGGATCAACACACCGGAAGTCAGAGGCCCGCAGCGAGAGCAGGGGATTGCGGCGAGGGACTATTTGATCGCCCTGATGCCGGTCGACTCTGAGATCGACGTGAGGACGATCAAGGACAGTCAGGAGAAGTATGGCAGATATCTGGCAGAGGTGTTCAAGGACGATATTTGCGTGAATGACCTGCTCGTTCAGGCCGGAATGGCGGCATACAAGTCGTACTAAGATGAAGGAAAGTGAAATGAGTGAAGGCGACTTAATCGAATCCGTTGTTGAAATGTTCGGCCAGAAGAGGCTCTGCTTCGTTGAGCATTTCGGCTTTCCAATGAAGGAGTACCCAAAGAGCAAGACTTTGTGGGTTGAGCGAGCAGAAGACTACTACGGTCAGGATTCCTACCGACAGCCGTACTGCATTTTGACAAGAGAAGAGTGGCTGGCGGGGACTCTGATTGCCAATCAGCAGGAAAAGCCGTAATCTGTCGTCGAGGAGACATCAGATGGCATATGCGAACGGTTTGTCGACGACGTGGGTGATTGAGAACGAGAAACTGGCAATCGAAGCCACGAAGGCGGCTGCGCGGATCTTCGAGGAACTCGGAGTCAGTTGCGGCGGAGTGAACGCGAACGGCGATCAGCTTCCGTTCGGTGGCGACGAGCCGTTCGAGAACATTCAGGATGTCCGGGAGGCGATTGTTCTCGGGGACCAGCTTGGCAGAATGCCCTGGGGCACGAACGCTAAGGACAATCGGTCCTACTACATCGCCGACACAGGGCATTCCGTCACCGTCAAGCCGAAGGACGAGAATCAGCCGAACTCAGAGTCGGTTCGCAAAGTGGAGGCGTTCCTCGAGATCTGGATGGCCGAGAATCAGTGGCAGAACCGGCAATCGGAAGTCAGCCAGCGATGCGACCGTCACGGCGAGGTGTTTGACCTGCTGAGTTACGACGACGACGGGATGATCCGGGTTTACTTCGGCGAACCACAAGATCTTGACGACGACCCGAAGAGCAATTTCGTGGATCCAGACGACGCGACGAAGGAATACTTCGATTCGCTGGGCGTGCGGAAGACGAATGACGTGCGGGCAAAGCCGGTCGCGTACTTCCTCAAGGATGTTTGGTATCCGGACCTGCGATTCGTCACGAAAATGACGAAGGACGGTGGGCTCGCGAACTTCCGTGGCGACAACATCCCGTTGATGGAAGAAAGTCAGGATCGCATTCTGGTTCAGCATCGCAAGAGAAACGTGCTGTCAGCAGATCCTCGGGGATTGACGCTGTACTGGCCAGTCCGCGAAGAACTGATCTTCGCTAAGAAACTGTTGGCCAATCTGATGCGAACGAGTTCGTTTCAGGCTGCGTTCGGCGCGATTCGGACGATCATGGGGAATCCGTCGAGTGATGCGGTCAAGAGCTACCTGAATACGCAGCAGACGGGCGGGGGAAGCAGCGGGCAGTCAGAGACTTTCGACATGCCGTCGACTGCAGTGGTCACAGTTCCGTCGCAGATCAAGTACGAGTTCCCAGAGACGGGCGCTGGGAACAGTAACCACATTGAAACACTGGTTTCGCTGCTTCGCGCGTGCGCTGCGGGGATGAAGTTGCCGGAATTCATGCTGACTGCAAACGTCAGCGAGGGGAACTTCGCCTCGACGCTGGTCTCAGAAGGCCCGTTCCACAAGTCGATGCGGTACGAGCAGAGCTTGATGGTTCAGGAAGACCTGCGGATTCTGAAGCAAGCCCTGTGGTACGCTGCAGAATCAGGGGAACACGATTTGACGACGGCTGACGTGATGCAGGTTGTCCTGGAAATAAAGCCGCCACGAGTTCAGACTCGCAACCGCCAGGAAGATCACGAGGTGATGAAAGACTGGTGGGACCGAGGAGCCGTCGCCACGAAGACCGCTTTGGCTCCAGAAGGACTCGAAGCAGTGGCCGAAAACGCTCAGAGAAAACTCGAACTGGCCAACGAACTGCCGCTGCCGGCTGGATCGCCGCAAGCACCGCAGAATCTCGGCACTCCCGGGCCAACGGCAGGCAACAAAGCCGATCCGATGAAAGAAAAGGGTGTTTCGAAGAAAGATCCGACTCGAAACGCTTAAATTCGGTTGCAGTAGTCTTGTCAAGTTCGTACAAAATGACTTATTGTCAATTTGGCGATTTGACAAAGGGGGTTTGCCATGGGATGTGGCTGCGGAAGTAAGAAGAAACCGAAGGGCGGCAAAGGCGGAACCAAATGAGTGACATCCTCGTAACAGAAGATGCGTTCGAAGCCATTGCTGAGGATCGAATTGACCGAGAGCGGGGAATTATCCGAGGTGTGAAGTTGCTCGGGTTGCGAAGTCGCAACAAACGCAACTACGACACCCCGGGAGTCCAGAAGTCGGCGATGAAGTTGCTGCCGGGAACGTCGATTTACATCGACCATCCTCCGACGGCGACGACAAGTCGCTCCTATCGAGACAAATTTGCTGTTGTCGGCCAGAAAGTTGAGTACCGTCCCGGCGAAGGTTACTTCGGGGACGTGCATTTTAACCCGAAACACGCTGTTGCAGAACAGTTCTTGTGGGATGTTGTGAACGCTCCGAAGTCGTTGGGGATGTCGATCAATTCCTCAATCAAGTCCGGAAAAGTCGGTTCCGACGGGGACGTGGTTGTTGAGTCAATCGAGGTTCTCCGGTCTGTCGACATTGTCACGAAGCCGGCAACAACTGCTGGCATTTTCGAATCAGAGGAAGAAGAGATCATGGACCTGAAGACTCTCCGCGACAAGCATCCGGAACTCGTGAAGTCAATCCTCGAAGAATCGCAGGCGACCGACGCGACGGAAGCCGCGCTCGCTCAGGCGAAGAAAGAGAAGGACGAGTTGAAAGCTCGCCTCGACGCACTGGAAGCCGAGCGAGCGACTGAGAAGTTGCGAGGCGAAGTGTCTGCCGAGTTCACAAAGGTCTTCGAGGGCGTGACCATCGAAGAATCTCTGATGAAAGAAATCGTCGAGTGCGCCTGCGAAATGCAGGAGGGTGCTCGCAAGAAATTCAGTTCGGTTCTGTCGAAGATCAGCCCGATGCTGGTCGACGACAATCCTGACGACACAGAAGAAACTCCTGCCAAGGAAGAGGAAGAGCAGCCAAAGAAGCCTGCTTACCGTCCGACGCAGGGGTCAAAGGCCGGTTATAAGAAGGGTTCGCTTCTGGCGGAACTCGGGCTCGGCAAGTAGTCACTGACCGTTTCGGTTCGTTTGTTTGAAAAGGGCGAGACATGCCACGCTGTTTGAATGTAATGCATCAGTACGGTCAGGTTCCTGCGGTCACTGACATCCGTCACATGACTCCGCCTGACACTCTGGTTGATATGTGCCCTGGCGACTTCCTCGGAAGCGACAGTGCGACCGGAATCCTGAAGGCGGCTTTGATCCAGACGGATCAGGCATGGGACACGAACTTGGCAACCACGCAGACTGCTGCGAAAGCCAAGTTTCAGGGTGTGAACCTGCAGGAAATCGATTCAGACGACGGTGTCTGCAACGACGCTCCGGATTGCATCCCGTTCGCACTCTATCGCGAAGGCTCAACCTTTCAGCGAGCGTACAAGATCGTCGACACTGACGGGGCTGATGCTCCGACGACCTGGACTCGCGGTCAGGGCTTCACGTTCGGGAAGGTGTCCGGATCAAATCTGTTGAGCAACGACACGATCCAGAAGACGGATACTGCTGGCCTGAAAGTGTTCCAGGCAGTGAATGACAGTGGAGCCGAAAGCCAGGCTTACGCTCTCGTTGAATTCAAGTCGTAGTTTCTGTGGTGATTCCGAGGTTCAGACAAGGACAGTAAAATGGCGAATCGCCAACTCACGAAAAAGGTCATTGACGCTTACAAGAAGCACGGCGATCAGGTTCTCGAAGAGTTCGACGAGGCTCTTGAGTCAAAGCAGGTTAAGCCTTTGGATATCGACTTGAACTACTGCGTTGAGCAGGACTTCGGGCCGAACTTCAAAGAGAAGATCATGAACATGGACTCGGACGCGATGGAAGCCATCGTGACCAGTGGCACGTTCAATAAGATGGTTCAGCGAACCATCCGCTACTCTCTGCAGGAGAACCCTCGCGAAGAGTACAAGCTCTCTGCAATCGCTCCGGTAGAGACCCGTGGTGAGTGCGAAGAATCGTTCAAGGACTGGGGTGTCTTCAGCGACATCAAGGTTCATGAGCTGTGCGAGCTTGAGCCAAGCCCGCTCTACGGTGTTGCCAGCGATTATCTGGAACACCCGAATGGAAAGACTGTCGGAGCCGGCATCGCGTTCACTCGCGAAGCAATGTGCAAGGATCCGAACGGATTCGCCATGCAGCAGGTTCCGAAGATCGCTGACGCTCACAACCTGTACCGTGAGGAAAAGTTGGTCGACGCTCTGATCGGCTACAACGTGACCTACGATCGCAGCGGAACTCTGTACGACATCTTCTACGAAGATGGCGCGACAGGCACTCCGTTCGACGATGGTTCCGGTGGCCCATGGATCAACGCGGCTTCCCTGACTTTGACCTGCGGAGAAGACCTGCAGACTGTCAAGAACCTGTTCTACGACATGACAGACTTGGTTCATGCTCGCCCGATGTCGGTCGACGTGACGAATCTGAATGTGTTCACGAGCCAGCGAACTCGAGACCGGATTCTGCCTTTGCTGAACGCGACCAGCGTTGAGCGAGAGTCGACCTGCCCAGGATCAGGAGACCTGACGCACTTCTTCATGACTCCGGAAGTCGCCAACGGGATGACTTTCGCTCCTGTCGAGTATCAGCGACTGACTTCAGCCATTATGGCTCGATACAGTCTGACGCTCGCTCAGGCTCGCGAATGGATCTTCTTTGGCAAGATCCCTGAGTTCATGGCGTTCGTTTATCAGATTCGACCGACGGTTAGCCGTCTGAACCTGAGCGAAGAAGCTCAGCGTCGTCGGATCGTGGCTCAGTACGACAGCATCAGCAAGGGTTACGCCTACATCAAGGAGCCCCAGAAGGCTGTTTGGTTGACCGGCGATTCCAGCGAATCAACATAGTCTGCGGTGAGCAGATGACGCATCTAAAGAGCGACGGCGAGTGATCGTCGCCGCTCTTTTTGTTTCCAGTTCCTGAAGGAAGGTGTAGAATGGCAAGTAGTACGATGTGGGCTGTTCGTTGTCCTGGCGGACCAACGAAGGTCGTGAAGTCGAAGAAGCCGATCGGCGAGAACGCGGTCAAGGAAGCCTACCTTGAGTCGTTCGCAAAGATTCGGACGGAAGCCGACAAGGACAAAGAGTTGAAGTGGCCGATCCTGAAGCCGATTGACGAGACGGAATTCCAGAAGGAATTCGCACAGATCTGTGCTCCGTCGCCGAACAGCGGTCGAGAATGGCGAATCGTTGAAGTCTAAGGAGATGCGCGGTGGCAAGTTGTCTTTCGTGTGCTGAGCTGGAGCAGAAGATCTGTGATCTTTCGGAAGAGATCACAGCCGCCTCCTGCACGGCATCAATCACGAAAGAGGGCGATACCTCCGAAGACAGAACTCCTGGGCTCAAGGCGAAGATCGAGGTTCTGAAGACGTACAAGGACTTGTACACAGCGAAGAAATGCGGTTCATCCACAGACTTGTTTGAGTTCGTGCATGTTCCGTGTGTGACTCCTGTTCGGTGCGAAGGAGATGTCTGCATTTCGACTCCGTTAATTCGGAGGAATCGCAGGTATCGACGATGAGCGAATCTGCTTCCGAATCGTGTTGCCTGGAGATCCCGTGCGGATGCACGAGTTGGTTGACGGCATTCTGTGATTACGTCCCGATTACTTTCGAGTATTGCGGCGAGACCACAGAATTCCTGTCGGCCAGATCGAAGGGAGTCAAGTTCGAGGCGACGAACAATCACACGAACGTGCATATGAGCGACCGGATCTTCCGGGTATCCACCCAGGAGAATGCGGTCCAGGTTGGCGCGGGAGCGGTGATTACGGATGCGGATGGTGTCGAGTGGGTCGTTTACGCGACTGAGTATCTCGCATCGTTCTGTGTCTGGAAGTTGTGGGCTCGGTCGGTTGCGGCGTGTTTCCTGCTGACGGAGACGATCGATGTACTCGAAGAAGACTGTGAGGACTGCGACTGCAGTCAGGAAACGGTTTACCGGAGAGTTGCGAGAGTTAAAGGAAGCATTTACGCAGAGACAGGGCAGATTCAGTCACGGAACGACGGGCGAGATCTGGTGTACCAATATTCCGGAGATCTGGTCAAGTGGCCTCTCAGTGACAAACCCTCGGCCAGACATCGACTGAAGACGAAGACAGGTTCTTACAAGATCACGAGGGTGTCGGATCAGGGGAAGTTTGTCCCGTTCAAAGTTGGATTGGAGAAGGAAAGTGCTGACTGCTCGGTTCGAGGATCATAGCGATCGGGTGATCGAGATGCTGAACCGGAAGTTGGCGGCAGCGATTGGCGTTGCTGCGGAAAGTCTTGCGGAGGCTTATCGAGTCAGGCTGCAGAAATTTCAGGCTCCCCCGCATTCACGAGTTGGAGAAATTCCCCATCGATACTTGGGTCACAGGCCAGGAGGATGGGGGCCAGTTTTTGGAGAAGGCGAGATTAACAACCGGCCCGAAAGCGGTTTTTCATCGATCCAAGATGATTATTTGGCGACTTACATCGAAGGTGGAGCAGATGACGTTTTTGGAATCGTCAATGGCTATGTAGGATTCCTACCGAGTCATGTGACTTTTCGGGAAAAGAACTATTTGCTGATGTGGGATCAGAATGGTCGCCCTTGGGTCGATGAGATTTACGGGACTGCGAAGCCTGAAATGGCTGTCGCAGCAAAAGCAGCCTTCGAAGGAACAGATTGATGAAGTACATTGTTTACGGCGCGGGATCTCCAATTGAGGTGGAAGCCTTGAGTCCGGAGATCGCTGAGGCCGAAGTGATCCGAGATCATGGAGTGGCACTTGAGAATTTGGTTGTCGTAAGGAAGTCAGATGTCATGTTGCATCGAAGACGCAGTTCTTGAAGCCCTCCGGGGGCTCAACTGCACGACAATCAAGAGCGAGAATCACTTCCTGAATGAGAAGCGATGTTCGGACTGTCTTCCGTATGTCGTAGTGAAGATCGACACTCAGTCTGGCCTGCGGACATCGTCTGCAGTTCAGAAGAGTCACACGGTGGACATCAAGGCCTACTTTTCTGATACGATGCAGAAGAAAGCCCAGGAATACCGTAGCCTCGTCGAGGACTGGTTGTTCGCGGCGGGGTGTGTGGATCTTGGAACTTGTGGATGTTTTTGCCAGCGTGGCAACGCAACTTCGTCGATTCGGAGTGGCACTGGTGGCGTGATCGTTTATAGTCTTGTTTTCCGTGGGACGTACAAGCAGTCGGGATCCTCGGATTCCGCATCCGCGTCTGAATCTGTTTGATGGAGAGTTGAAATGCCATTTTCTGCTGGTGAATTGTGCTGCCCATCGGAAGCCTGCGTGTTGCTGGATACGAACACCGCTGAGTCGTCTGCGTCCTGGGACACGATCCCGCACGTAACGCGAATCGCGTTCACGAAGACATCGGCTGTCAAGAAGTTGGTCACGTCATCGACCAACGGCAACGAAAAGACTGCCTGCGGAACGGTCTCGAATACCGGCAATCTGGCAATCGCCTGCCACGACGGAACGGCTCCGGCTCCGTTTGCGATCAACGGCATTTACCACATCATGTGGTCGGTCAACTGCGACAACATTCTGGAGTCGCCGACGGATCCGTACTACGAAGCGAACATCCGCATCATTTCGGTTCCGGTCGACTTCGACATCGCTGGGAACTCTCCGGTCATTTACAACTACGGATTTGAAGTGGACGAGTGGCTGCATGAGCCAACGACACAGGGTGAAGAAGCTCAATAATTGAGGAGTGACGGATGATCTCAGTCGTTCTTGGCGGAACAACGATTGGGGTTAAGCCGAAGAGGTTGTTGAACTACGTTGAGAAGCTCGAGCACATCAAGTCTCGGCGCGACAAACCGTGGAATCTGATCTCTGGCTTTCCCAAGGATATGACCGAGGAGAATTACAAGATTCTCGTCGGGATAGCGATGAAGCAGGTTTACTGCAATTCTTCGGCGGTTTCGATCGAAGAGGAATTGCAGTACGACCGATCGCTGGAGGGCTTTTTCTTCGACGTTTGGCGATGCAACAAGCGAAAGATCAAGACTGCAAAAGGGTTCCGTGAAGAGACGTGGGAGGAAGGGATCCAGAGAATCAAGGATCTCTGGGACCGTGCGACTCCGGAAGAGCAGGCCCAATTGAAGATGGCGTTGTTTGCCACGGACGAGTCGAACACGCTGGGAAACTCAGATGGCCCGAGCGAGCAAAGCCAGACGCCGGGCCAACAAAATCCGTCACCATCACCGTAGAGAAGAAAGCTCCGGTGGATGTCGTCGACGGAAATCGGTATAAGATGCTGGCGCTCGCTGTGACGAAGAACTCAGGAGTCACTCTTCGAGAGGCAATGAGCCTGTCATTGGTCGAGGCATATCTTGCGTTAGGAGCAACGATCGGTGGCTGACGGCGACGAATCACTTCTGGACGTATTTGTCAACATCCGTCCGGACCCGAACTTTCAGGACATCATCCGCACGTCAGCGAATGAGGCAATTGCCGAGTACGCTCGCATCTTCTCCACAGCGTCCATCCCATCTCCGAGGATCGGTCCTCCGAATGTTAGTGGCGGGGGAACGGGAGGCGGAGGTGGGGGGAATGCTGGAGGTGGCGGAGCAGGTGGTGGTCGTGGCGGGCTCGCCCAGGAATACCGTGACGCAGCACGAGCCTTGGAGGATCTCCAGCGAAACCTGAGAACAGTAAGCCGGGAATCCTCGCTCAGCGGCATCGTGCAGTTTGACGACGAGGTGAAACGACTGCAGGACCAGTTGTCGGACTTGGTGCTAAATGTTCGCCGGCAGACGCAGGACAGAGACCTGCTTGGCATTCAGGCGAGCCTGCAGTACGTTGATCCGTTGCGTCAGGAAATTCTGCGGCTGTTCCAGGACGTGTCGAATCAGCGACCGATCAAAGAACAGTTCGATCTGGAAGTGGGACGCGGGCGCGAGGCAATCAGCGAAGGTCGGATTACTAATCGGCTGGAGGCGTCGCTCGTTCGCGGTTTGCCGTCGGCGGAGATTCGTCGGTCGATTGCGATCGTGCGTTCTGAGATCGAGCTTGCAGAAGCCGACGTGCGCAGGCTTTCAGCAGCATTCGATGGAACACAGCAGAGCGTTCAGAATCTGTCGAACGCGACACAGAATCTTGCCCTGCGAAATCAGGAACTGAAGGAAGTCTATCAGCAGGCCCAGCAGGTCTCTCAGTCGATGAATACGCTGAGCAACAATGCTTATCAGTTGGGGCAGGCATTCGAAGACTTCGCTGTTGGCTTCAGTTTGAATGGAATCGCGGGTGGCATCAGAGGGTCGGCAAATAACGTCGCGTTTATCCTGAATGACCTGTCGCGAATGCCTGCGATTCAGGCGAAAATCGGAGCGAAGTTCGCTGACTATTTGCCGCTGATTGCGGGTATTGGTTCGGCATTGGCGATTACCGTTCTCCCGGCACTTTTCGACTGGCTCGAAAGTCTTAATGACATCGAGTCGAAGTTCGAAGACATCAGCGGGATTCTGAGCGAAGACTTTGCCAGAGTCGAGTTCGATGTTGGTCTTGGACTGGATAGAGAAAACTTCCTGAGATCGATCAACGATGCCAAAGAGTTGAAAGACATCGTGCAGCAGTTGGCCGAGCAGGTTCAGAATGCGCAGGACAAAGGATCAACACTGAAGGGAATTTTTGAGGGAATCGACGAGACCGGCAATCTCTCCAAGGTGCTGAATCAAATTAGAGAATTCAACGGGCTGCTTGAGTATCGAAAGAAAACACTTGAGATCAGAGTCGATAACGCAACGACTTCAGGATCGTCGTCGTCTGTTTTCAAGGGATTTGGGGCATTCGGTCTTGGAGCATCGACGAGTGACTTTCTTGCCAATACGGCAAGGGATGAACTGGAAGAACTGCGTCCTGTCATCGAAAAGACGACTCTTGTTTATGAGGGACTGAAGAAGGCCCGCGAAAACGGCGTTGCAGGATCGGCAGATCAGGCACAACTGCGAGAGACTGTTGAAGGCTTCAATGAGTTGCTAAAAGTCGTGGAGAAGACGGCAGAGTCTTTTGACCTGAACGATTCCGATGCCGGCAAGAACCTTGTGGCAGTTCTCTCTGAAATGAAGAGTGAGATTTCTGCTATTGAGCAGATCTCAAAAGAGATGGAGAGCTTTTCGAAATCTGTTTCTGATGGGCTCGCGGCGGCAGAGTCGAAAGTCAAAGACTTGTCTGCCGCACAGGAGATTATCAGAAGGCAGATTAACGGATCCGCAAGCGATCAGGCTCTCTATGTTTTTGAGGTATTGAAAACATCTCGAGCCTATGCTGATCTCATCGAAAACGTCAGAGAGTTCGATTCACTCAGAGCACAACAGCTCGGTCTCGGAACGGAAGAAATAGACAAGAGAGCCGAGTCGCTCAAGGAGTCGTTGAGATTTCAGACTGAAAACGAACTCCTCCTGAAGAGAAAAGACATTCTTGAAGAGATTGACAGCATAAAAGGCAAGGATCAGAAGCGAGGCTCTTCGTCCAGCACTAACTTCGAGGCGTATGTCCAGTCGCTCCAGAAGAATGCGTTGAGCAATCCTATCGACAAGAACACGGCTGCTCTTGAGAGATTAACAAACGAACTCAACGACATTGAGTCCGGTCTGAATGCTGTGAGATCTGAACGGCCTGTCGGAAATGATGTCGACGCTGCGATTCGCACTCTGCCAATTGGTGGTGGTGTTGGAGCAGGGGCGATTGAGTTTATGATGAGAGCGGAATCTCAGGCGAGATCGCCTCAGCAAGTCAGTGAAATCGCCGACGCAGTCAACAAAGGAGTCCGTGAAGCTATGCAGGGATTCGTCGCTCCTGTCGTCGGCGAGCAGAAGCAGACGACCGACGCTGTCCGGAAACTGAATGTGGGAGCGAGAGCGCAATGAGCATGTACACAGACTACGATTTTCCAGTCGAGGAAATGCTGCCATCAATCATGCCGAGTTTTTCCTCGGGCAAGGTTACGGCAACTCGCACATTTAGTGTTCCATGCATCCATGCCGAAGAGTTCGTATTGCGGATGATCGGGAAGTTCTACGACTTCGAAGAAACATCGTTCATTCCGCAGATCCCTGCGCCGTACCCATTCGACTCAACCGGGGCTCTGGGATACGGGCAGATCAATCTGATTGCGTCCTCATTCAGCATCGAAGCGTTGACTGAGTGTGTCTTCAGGAACGAGCATCATATTCTTCCGGACGAAGTCACGGAACACACACTGATCACGGACCCTACGGCGATTCTGCAACAAGCTCATCACTGGATCCCGGAAATCTCTCTGCCAGTCGATGATGACAATAACAGCTACCTTTGCAAGGTGACAATCAGTTATTCAGAGAATCCCTGCGACTGCCTGGCGTTCAATAACACGACGAAACTGTGGGAAGTCAATGAGTTTGTCCTTCCGGGGACATGCCTGTCTGTTGAGCGAAACCCTTCCTACGAAATGCTTACTCTTCCAAACGGAAATCTAGTTTGGAGAGATTTGCCGAAGGACACTCCGGAAGAGCAGGCGGCGCGTCAGTTGAAGGCTGACTCGTATGCTTACAAGATTATTCCGAAAGCAGACATCATCGTGAATTGGCATAACGTGCCGATCCGAAATCTGTGTGCTATCGAAAATCATTTGCGGGAGTTTCGAGGCAGCGTCAACAGCCAGGCATGGGGGGACATCCTGAACTGCGATGCCCCTCCAACGGATGAAGAAGCCTGCGGATGCGGGCAGTATGAACCTGAGACGATCATGTTCATTGACTTTCAGGAAGACAGGTCTCAGAGGACTGACGCATTCGGTGGATTTTCAACTTCTGGTAACTTCGGCCAGAAGAACATGAACACGACGACGCTGAAGTTGATCTTCAAGCAGAAGAGAATCGCAAAAGAAACTCCGACGGCATCGTACAGTGACAGCGATGATTGTCCGGATGATAATGATGAGGCCTATGGATGGAATCACCTGTTCTTCGACAGAAATACGGAAGATGATTCCCCTGGCGAGTGGATGCGTGTCAGCGTCGACAACGCAACTGAAGATCCGCTCTTCCCGCTGAAAAACTTTGCTGACATCTTCTACCCATTCCTATGACACAACCAAAACGCTGGAATCCCGGAGAACCACTGACCGCTGATCGCCTCAATGAAGGAATCAGCGAGTCTCTTCGTTCGCGCAGAGACGTGTCATTTGGCAACGGATCGTCACTTGTCAACGAGACTCTCGGAAACCAATCGGCGAGCCCGAGACATCAGCAGATAAAACTGGTCGTTGCAGTCTCCGATTTCGCGATTTCCGAAACCCCCACCGACATCGCAGCGCATGCTGACGATGTTCCTTCAGGGTACGTGAAGGAAGTGCGACTGAACCGCAGGTCAGGATCGCACAGCCAGGATTTGGCTGAAAAGCCGTTTCTAGCTTACGACCCAGTTAGTGAATTGGACGGAACGATCTGCACAGCCTCAAGCGACTCTGCGAGCGGCAGTGCGTCCGGTTCTGCGTCATCAAGCGAATCAGGAACGACATCGACCAGCAAGATGACATGTGACGTGTTCTACGTCATCTACAATCTCAGTTCGAAGCGATGGGAAGTTCTTGCTGGTGGCGGAGGCGGAATTGAACTGTACCATGGAGTGATTCTTTCAAAGTGCAATACGGCATGCAGCACCTACAAGGTGCAAAGAGTTCACAGATACCTTGAGTCTGGGTGTCCGGAATGTGCGAGCGATAGTGCTAGTGAAAGCGTGTAATGAACGAAGGATGCGGAACAAAGACAGATGTCGGAAACGAGGTCATCGTTGGCGTCGAAGACGCCTTCACTGGGATTGCGCAGAATCCAGACGCTGACCCGACTGGCCTGATGCTGCTGATGGCGATGATCGACAATCGCTACTGGCCGCTGCATGTCTGTGGCGACACAGGCATCGGGGCCAAATTCAACGATCTACAGAACATGAGCGGTCCGGTTTTAACGAGAACTGTTCCGATAGATACAATCGACAATCCGATTGAAGCCTACGGCTGCGTCCTGAACTGTGACTACACGATCACAGTCAATCTAAAGGCTGAATGCATCGTTGGTAAAATCGACGGAAAGTGGCACATACTTAGAGTATTGTCGACATCATTTACGGGAGGCGTGACGTACCCCAGTAACGACTGTCGATGCTGCGGGATGACTCCGCAGACGGCAAAGCTATTTGCGAGGATCGTTCAGGTGACTCCAAGTCTCTGTGGAGATTATAGAGCCTGCGACGAGTTCGTCCTGAGAGGATCTATCGGCGAGTGCGATCCGGACAATCCGCTAAAAATCATTGTCGGATGCAACTCGGAGGCAGGCTCAGAACTCAACAATCCTGCCGACTGGGAGATCACGGTATGCGGAACTCCGGTTCAGGAGATCGTTTCCATTGAGTGCTGCGCCCCACTGACCGACTGCAACGGGATTGCGGAGACTGGAGAGCTTTCGGAAGTCTGCACATGCACGGGAGACAGCGACAGTGCAAGCCTGAGCGTTAGCGATGATGCCTCTCTGTCTGCCTGTTCTGCCCAGGGCGGAAGTCTTTGCCGGCTGGAGATCGTCGTCGAAACTGGCCCACTGGCTTCCTGCGGTGGATGTGAGTATCGGATTCTGATCTACTCTGATCCATACGACATCGACCCATGCGTCTCACAGCCAGATACAATTATTGACGAAGTGGATGCTGAGGCTTGTGGCATCGACAACCTGAAGCCTTGCGATCGAGTAATCATCGCGAAGGTTCCGTTCCGTCTCCCGCTGGATCCGAACGCGGCCTGTCCTCCGGTCGAGTGGTATATCATCCGGGCCTGTTCTGTCGAAGACTGTTCAGATTCCTGCGATCCTCCGCCTCCGCCTCCGGCGCCTTGCTGCGACGTGATCTGCGAAGAGCAGCCTTTGGCATTGACGGCGACGATTGAGGTCATGGAGTGCGACTGTGCCCCATGCACGTTCAGTGTCGACATGGACAAGATTCCGTGTATCCCTGGCGATGAGCGTGGAAAATGGATTTACGATCCTCCCACGGAGATTAAGTGCGACAGCGTGCGTAATTACGTGAAGTTTGACAGTATTGAATATCTCTGCGGATCGTATGCATCGGATTCTGAATCTGGTTCCGGATCGGATTCTGACCTCATTGAGCAACTCGCAGAATTGACACTGAATGGCGTTCAGGGTGTTTTGATCGAGTCAAGCTGCGTTCCGCTTTACTCGGTTTTTGAAGTCGATCTCGTTTGCTGGGATAAGTTCCCCGGGATGGTTCCTCCGATCCCGGACTTGTCCTGTAAAGCGAGGGTGACGATTACGGAGTAGTAACATGGATTGCGAAGGACTTCCCGGCAAGTTGAGGAACATCTGCGACGGGACGGCACGAAAGAAAAGCGGCGAGCCGTTTAGCGACGAAGAGCGACAGGCGATTCTGCAGAAGCGAATGGGAATCGAGAGCCCAGACGATCGCGCGGAGACTGCTGCTCCTGTAACAAAAAAGAGGGGCTGCGGCTGCGGTAAAAAAAAATGACGCAGTTCGTCTACCTGAATATTGTTGGTCCTGACAACGGTGAAGAACTCCGTCTGTCGATGGCGTCGGTTCGCAAGAACTTTGCCGGGAATCCGGAATTCACTGTGATCGGCGAAAAGCCATCGTGGTACGACGGGCACTACATCCCGGCAACCCGCCTGACGAAAATGCGGGAACTCCCAGGGCGAATGGCATTCCGCGACACGCAGGCAAAGATCATGCATGCGGCGTCTCATCCGGAGATTGACGAAGAATTCGTCTGGATGATGGACGACCAGTTCTTCCTGAAGCCCACGTCTCTGGAGGATCTCAAGGTCTTCCGTTACGACCCATGGTATCGGACGAATTCAAAGCGAGAATGGCATCGGCTGATTAAGATGACGTTCGGCGCGCTAGCAGCGAATGGCCGAGGAAACTTTCAGGCCGGCACTCATCTTCCGCATGTGTTCGAGAAGGAGAAGCTGCGGCAGATGTTCGAGGAATACGGGTTTCCGAATAACTTGTACCTGTTCGAAATACTGTACGAAAACCATTGGCAATTGGATCGCACGCCGATACCTTACGCAGGCAATTGGCAAGGTGTTCAGTATCCGCAGTTTCTCAAGAGATTGCTGAGACCTTTGATGATTCGCCAGTTGAATGAGATTGATGCCAATGTTCTGAATTACCAGAGCAACGTGTGGAGGCCGACCATGCGAGATTGGCTGCGAGGTCAGTTTACGGAGGAATGAGATGGGATCGCCATCAGAAGAACTTAACAGGTTCGGATCTGACAAATGTTCTGTTCACAGTTACGGCGCATTCTATGACCAGCTTTTCGCTTCAAGACGGTTCAAATGTCTGGTGGAAATAGGAGTAGAGTCCGGCGCAAGCATGAGAGCATGGAAAAGCATCGACCATGAGATGCATGTGATAGGGGTTGACAAGCAGAAGGTCAGCGGCCTGAACGTCATTCAGGCATTTACTCCAGACTACTTCCCTTTGATGAGGCATCTGGAGACATTCGAAAAGGTTCCGGATCTGATTGTCGATGACGGATCGCACAGAGAATGGGATCAGGTCTTGGGGTGGCATTATCTCTATCCGTTTATGGCAGACGGTGGCATCTATGTTATTGAAGATCTTCCAGATGATGATGTCGTAAATCGATTCCGGTTTTACGGATGGACAATAGAAGACTTCAGGCCGACAAGTGGCATCTGGGATGATGTCATTGCATGGAGAATAAAATGAGTCGTCTTCTTCCGCAGTTGACAGTTCCAAAATTCGGTTGGCTACCAAAGATCCGGTATGTTCAGGTTGCAACCCATAGTCGCTGCAACGCTGACTGCGTGTTCTGTCCGTACTCGGAGTCGGAACACTTCAAACATCCTGGCATGATGAAGGATGACACATGGCATCGCATCCTCGCAAACCTCAGACCATGGACAGACTCGCTGATAAAGTTCTGTCCATACCTGATGCAGGAGCCACTGATCGATAAATCGATCTTCGCGAAGATTGAGGACATCTACCGATGCTTTCCGAATATCGCCGTTGAGGTCTCGACGAACGGCGCGGCATTGACTGAGGCGACTGCTGAAAAGTTGTTTACAAACTTCAAGGGCAGGAAGCACGAGATCTGGGTCAGCCATCACGGAATCAACGAAGAGACGCTGCACCACATCATGCAGATCGACTATCAGAAGTCGACAGAGAATCTGATTCGGCTGCTGAAGATGTCGGACGGAAGATTCAAGATCCGTATCCGTGGCGCTGGGCGATCAAAGGCTGTCGATAAGATCTATTTTACTCACCAGCAATACGTTGACTACTGGGAGGAAATGTTCAACAAGCACTCGATCAACAGAAAGAATGTGTCTGTCGATTCGTTTGAGTTTCATGATCGTGCCGGAACCCTGTTTCGCGAAGACCGTGGAGCCTGTGAATTGAACAAGGGTAAGGTCCGCGACATTGGACCGGGACACGAGAAGTTTCATTGTTCAAGAATCGACGAGTGGGTTCACTTTATGCATGATGGATCGATGCGGTTGTGCTGCATGGACTATCACAACGAAGTTAAGCTGCCAAACATAAACGACATCGGCCTGCTTGATTACTTCCACTCCTCTGAGTATCGAGAACTTGTCATGAAGGTTCGCGGAGACATCGAGTCAGAAGAGAACTTTATTTGCAAAAGGTGTACGAGCCCAGGGGGTTAATCATGGCAGTTCCAGTTCCCGGAAAAGATCGACATAAAAAACTTAATGGCGGCTCGCCTTTAGGGTGGGTCATTAAGACCCCGAAAATCATTCAGCATGAACTGACATCCTCCCCGGCTTCTTTAGTTGGGATTATCTCGACGTGGTTCGATAGCGACATCATCGAAGCGAACGTCAAGAATTGTTTTAAGCAGGGGTTCGACAGAGTCCTGATACTCGACAATGCTTCTCACGACAAATCAGTGTCTCGGGCAGTCGCCTGCGGCGCTCAGGTCGGAGAGGTTTACGAAACGGCATTTTACGACGATGATCTTCGCATCGCTAAAGAGAACGATATTGCCAAGACCGCTGTAGAGTCGTCTTCCGGCGATCTATGGGTTGTTTCGCTTGATGCTGATGAGTTTCTGCATGGATTTGGAGGTTTGACCGTCAAGGAGTCTCTCTGTTCTCTTCCGCAGCAAGTGCGAATAATTGGATCCCATGCAGTTGACCTGTATCCAGAATCTCCGGATGCGTACAAAATTGGAGAGCATCCGGGAATCTGCATGCCAAACGGATGTTTACGAAAGGGGGTATTTTGTCCGAATCTGCACTGGAAACATGTTGCGATTCGATACTCAAACGGATTGTTTGACATTGCCCAGACTCGAGGAAACCACATTCCCTCCGTTTCAAGAGTGAGTCATGCTCCATCTGAGTCGTGCTTTTCTCTTCCGATTATTCACGCACCATTCCGACGATACGAAGACTCAAGGGCGAGGCTCAAGCGTCTCTGTGGAAAAGACAAGTCGCTTGGCAATAAACCAAGATCGGCAGGCGACGACCAAGTCACAGGGAACATGGGCGCGATCAAAAGATGGAATTGCCTCGAAGACGTTTACGCTGGACGATGGGACAGGGTTGAGATCCCGCATTGCAGAATGCTGTACGGTCGCGAAGTGACGGGCATTTGCTTGTATCCGTGGAAGAACTTCTTCAAAGATCTTACGCTGGAATCAATCCTATGACAGCCATCAAGCCCCGGGGTGTCACCGTCTGCGTCGACTACGCCGACATCCTCGCCCTGACGCTCCCGTACAATCGGGAGTTCTTCAGCGAGTTCATGGTGGTTACGACGGTGAAGGACCATAACACGATTCACCTCGCGCAGGAGAATGACTGCCATGTCCATCTCAGCGATGCTTTTTACGCTCGAGGCGCTGCGTTCAATAAGTTTGCAGCGATGGAAGAGGGGCTTGATGTTTTCGGTCGGCACGACTGGATGTGCATCATTGATGCTGACATCGTCATCCCGAAGAACAAACTTGCTTGGGTGCCGAAGATCGGAAAGATCTACACGCCGCATCGCCGAATTCTCCACCAGATCCCAACGGAGATCCCGGAACATCGACTATGGCGACAGTCGAAGAGAGCGATGAACAACGAAGAGTTCGCAGGATACTTCCAGTTGTTCCATGCGAGCGAGCCATTCCTCCAGAAGACTCCGTGGCATGAGACGGACTGGACGTGGGCTGGCGGCGCTGACTCGTTCTTTCACCAGAAGTGGTCAGAGTCAAACAAGGTGCGGCCACCGTTCGAGGTGCTGCATCTCGGGCCACCGTTCATCAACTGGTGCGGACGGGTTACTCCGTTTGCCGATGGAACGACTCCAGAGAAAGCGATGATCCGCAACGAACACCGGATGATGCTGCTGAAGAATCGGCGAGAGAACAAGCAGGACAAGTACAAGGCGGAGAAACTGACGTGAGAATCTCCGTAGGCATCCTGTCCGCGCCAAGGCCGGAGCCCACTCTGAATAAGTGTTCGACTGCCATTGCCGAGTCTGGCTTCAGCCTGATCCATCACGCGACTGAATCAGACAGCAGGCATTTTCTGTCGCCCTGTGAGTTCGAGCGATCGCCGACGGGATCTCTCGGGAACTTCCAGAATTGGCTGCAGACTGCCAGGGATCTGCTCACGATGGACCACGACGCAATCCTGATCGCCGAGGATGATGCTTTGTTCTGCCGGGACGTGCATGCACTTCTGCAGCGGGATCTCTGGCCTTCCCGGGACTGTGGTTGCGTCTCGCTGTACTGCCCTGCAATGTCGCACTATTCCCAGACATCGTTCGGGCTCGGTAGAACTCGAGTCGTCATGCGGGAACCGCTGTCAAGCAGCAACAATCTGGTCGGCGCGCTGGCACTTGTCTTTCCTCGACATGTCCTGCAGGAACTCGTCCATCACGAATCAATCGGACTCTGGAAGGGATCTCATGCGCAGGCGAGGAATCCCGTAACACCACCGTATGAGCGAAAGGCAGTGGACACATGGATTGGCAGAACTCTGGTTTCAATGGGTCTGTCGATCTGGAATTATTCCCCGAGCCTCGTGCAGCATTACGTTCCGAATCCGAGGGTTCCCAATTCTTCCCTTGGGCATGGACTTGCCAATGGAAACCGCCAATCGCGAGCGTGGGCTGGAAGTTTAAGTCGCAGTGTGCTGGAAATGATTCCGGCGCGAAGGGAGAAGTTTGATGGTCCCGGTGTACCTGAACATTCGATCTGAGTATTCGGAAGCCGACAGTTCGAAGTATCGGTTCTCGCTGACCGAGAACATCCTGATCCCGAGCCTGAAGAATCAGATTGCTCGAGGGGCGATTATCTTCCTGCAGCAGTCGCCGATGGATCCGTACTTCAAGCGACGAGAGAAAGCCTTCCGATCTGTGACGGATCGGGTGATCCCGATGCACGAGAAGGAAGGCATGGAATTGCCGGCGAGAGTCGAGGCGACAATCGGTGACGACGACTTTCTCGGGCCAGAGTTCGTCCAGAAGATGCGGATGGGGTTTGTGCCGGAACGCGGAAACGTGCAGATGCACATGCCTCACGGGTATATTTTCCTGAACGGAGCCCTGCATCCCTGGAGGAATAAGGCGGATTTCATCGAGATCACGCAGTACGGAAACCCAAGTTCGCCGGTTGTTCGGCACGAAGGATTTGACATTGCGACGACTCCGCAGTGGATCTACTGCCGCCATCAGATGAATTTTAACCCGATTTCGACTTCAGAAGTGGATGCTCCTGAGATAAAACTGGCTTGCTGGAAAGGTTGGCAGCAGAACATCGTGGCGCGATATTGCCAAACCCAAGTCCTGACGGCGACTGCAAATGGGTGTACTTTACATCCAACAAAAAGCAAGTCGATGATGTACGCCAAAGGGTCTGCTCGTAGTCGAAGGAAATGATCATGGACTGTCTGGTTTGCTGGCTGGCAACATTTGGATTTGCTTTCTCCATGGCGTTGACGCATGGTCCGCTGGGTCTGTTTAAGACGATTCGGGAGAAAGTGAAGGCTCGCTTCGGCGAAAAACACTGGGTGACAATCGGAATTGGGTGTCCTGTCTGTATAAGCATGTGGGTCGCCATTCCGTTTACGATAGCCTCCGGTGGAGGCATTCTGATGTGGGCGTCGAGCTTGGGGTTCACCTGCGCTGTGACAAGCATCAGTCCCGATTAAGTCCACTGCCCGGGCCATGGTGTGATTCCTTCGCACTTCCATGGAGACGCCCCCGGGCAGTGGCAACCACACTTTGAGGAGATCTGTCGTGAAAAAAGCAAGCTGGAAAACAACAACCGCCGGTATCGTCGCGGCGTTGAGTATTTTGTTCCATCAGGCGAATGCACTGCTGGATGAAGACCCGAAAACTCTGTTCGATGCGACGCAGGTCACAGCAGCAATCGGGATGTTGTGGATGGGATTTTCTGCTCGTGACAACGACGTTACGAGCGAACAGGCGAAGGCCAAGTAGTTTCACAGTTCAGAAAGGCGTCTCATGAACAATTTGAACAAGCAGGCCCAACTGGCCGCTGATCGCGTCGATGCAGCAGCAGTCGGGCTGGATCCGTTTACGATCCTCACCATCATCACGCAGGTTCTTCCGATGCTGGCTTCGTGCTGGAATCGCAATGACTCTCCGGATCCGGCAGAGTCGCGGAAGAAGTTGCAGGCGTATGCGGACAAGAACCCGCAGGCATTGCTGAAGCGAACAGCTCGGCGAGTTCGGGCAGAGGCCGACGCGAACATCAGCAAGATCGAATCCTTTGATATCGCCAGGGCGATTATTGAGCAGGCATTGTCTGCAGATGACGAGACGGTCGCAGCCTGTTGCGCGGAAGCACCGGAGGGATTATGAAAGAGTTATTCGTAATCCTGACTGCGTGCTTTGGGGTGTTTCTTGCTGCAGTTCAGGACGAACCAACGGTTCTGAAGCCCGCCCCAGATCAGATCAGTGAAGGTCCACAGATCATCTTTCCGACGATCCCAGTCATCGACGAGAAAGACATTCCGGAAGAAGACCTGCCGGTTCCTCCTCCTCGTCCAAAACGAGGACCGGAATTTGTCTCGAAGCTGAATGAAGAGACGTGGCTTGTGATTGAATCGCCTGGGCCGCTGATGATATTCGACTTCCCGGAAGGACTGGTCGAAGTTGATTCGGACGAAGGCGCGCGACCAATGAAGGTCAAAGGAAAGTTCGCTGATGGAACGGGCAAGGTTGAAACCCGCACATTCACCAGCAAGCACTTGTACTTCGTCAATGCGCTGAAGTCCGGTGAGATGGAAATGCTGATCATTCCCGAGGGAGCGATCAGCAAGGAGCAGTCCCAGCGACACAAGATTGTCGTCATGGGTCAAGGCCCGATTCCTCCGCCGGGACCGGGGCCAAAACCGGAACCCGATCCGGAGCCAATGCCAGTTCCGACGGGGAATGTGGTTATCGCGATTGTCGAAGACGCACAGAACCGAAAGCCCGACACAGCGATTTTGCTGAACGCGATGACGAGTTGGAACTCTCTGAAGGACGCCGGAAACGACTGGCGTCTTTATGACGTTGCGACCAGCGAAACAAAAGGTAAGCAAGCAGTCGAGGATGCGAAGTCTGCTGAACTTCCGGCGATGATCATTCGCGACAAGGAGACAGACAAGATCCTGCGAGTGATTCCGCTGCCGAAAGATTTCGACTCGCTGAAAAGAATTCTTTCCGAACTGGGGGTGAAAGGTGTCTGAGGAAATCGAAGAAATCATTGATGAGACTGGTGAAGTTCGCCGACTCGGATCTCTGGCTCCTCCGGAGGGATTCGTCTCGGCGTTCAATACGTTTGAGCAGGAGCATCCCGTCTGGGATGATTCCGACATCAAACGAGTCGTGACAAATTCCGACCGCACTCCGCGCAGGACAGTGTTTACGAAGGAGTGGATTCAGAACCAGAAAAGTCATGGGAGCTGTAACGGTTACGCTGGGGCTGGAGCACTGTCGAAAGCCCGCTTCCTGCGAGGAATCCAGGACAAACTGAAACTCTCTGGCGCGTTCATCTACTCGCTGATCAACGGTGGGCAGGACAACGGCTCGGCTCTGGAGAGCGGGCTGAAGGTCATCGGCACTCACGGAGCCCCTCCAGAGGCCTTGGTTCCATGGAACATGATTTATCCCAAGCAGCAGCCTGCGAACGCCAAGGCAGAAGCCCTGAAGCATCGTGGTCTGAAATGCTACGCTGTGCAGACCAAGCAGGGATTCCGGACGGCTCTGGCCGCTGGCTTCCCTGTGATCGTCGCGGTTCAGGCCGGACGCAACTTCCAGCGACTGAATGCCCAGGGAATTGCCTCGGAGGATTCCGGCGGCGGGAACCATGCGATCCACTGCGACGACATCAGGATCGTTGGTGGGCAGGAAGTGTACGATACCTCTAATTCGTGGGACGTGACTTACGGCGATCAGGGACGAGTTCTGCTGACGTGGGATTCTTTTGAGCAGACTTTCGGTCGGCATCGGTTTTATGCAGTCGCTAGCACTCTCGAGGGTGAATAGTCATGCAAAACGTCGTCTTCCTGCTTCTGTGCTGTCTTTCCGGGCCTCCGGAGATCTTTTCGGCCACCGGCATCTACGCTGAAAAGCCGAAAGCAACTCCGGCTCCCTACCTCCTCATGTTCACCGCAGAATGGTGCGGACCATGTCAGGCATGGAAGAAGTCCGGAAAGAAGAAGCAGATCGAGGAAGCCGGCGTTTCGGTGACGTTCGTCGACATCGACAAGAATCCAGAGTACCGGATCGTCGGAGGACCGCTTCCAGCAGTGGATCGGTTCCCGACGTTCTGGCTGATGATTCCACCAAACCCAAAACCAGTCAAGGTCTGGACCGGCACGGTTTCGCACACGGACGTGCGGGCGAATCTTCGCCTTCGCCGGTCAAAGGAAGACCTGGACAAGTGGATTCGCAGCCATTACACACCGGAAACACCACTGAATACGGTCATGAAGGATAATGCCGAGGTCTGGAATCATCTCATTGATGGGACGGGCGGAACGCACACTTTCACAAGAGATCAGGTGTACGGGCTGGATTTGTGGGTCAGTTTGGCACTTCATGATGCTGTGCATTCCGGAAAGTTGACTCCGTTTGTAGACTGACACGAGTCCCACTAAGGGGTTCCGACGACAAGATTCCCGTAATAAGGGATGCCGAAGGTGAGCGATGAGCAGCAGCAAAAGCCTGACAACGTGGATAGAATTGATTTTCGGCTTCCGTTAGGGATGGGATTTTCAGTTTCTGGGCGAAATGCGTCTAAGCTATTTTGGGCAGTTGGCATGACTGCGATTATCATTGCCCTCGGTTGGGCGATCGCAAATGTGATTGGAGCGTTAAATGGGAATTCAACTGGGATTTCTGGGGCTGTTGGTTGGAATCGGCGTTGCCAGCACCAGGCTGATTTACCACGATGGTCTGACTCGGCAGTTTCACAGAATGGGGCGACACTGTCAGATGCTGTCAGTTCTGATGGTCGTGACTTCGCTGTATTCGGCTAGCATTGGATTCAGCATTCACGAACAATGCATGCGTGAGATCAAGCAGAAAGACGCGCAGATCAAGGCGATCGCCAATCAGAAGTTCTCTGAGGATGTTTATCGCGGTTCAGATGTTGTGCTGACAACTGCTGGTGGTAATAAGATTTCGATAGGGGCGAATGATGGCCTGCGAACTGGAACAGAGTATCCTGGATGCTGCAGCAGCGAACTACGATGCTGTCATGATTCTGAAGGCAGCGAATACCGCCGAGGGCCAGCAGATTGCTATGCAGGAGATGGCAGCACTCGGTCAGGTCATGATGGCTTACTGGTTGGTGCAAAACTGCTTGGCGAACTCAGGGGGCGGATTGATGGCTTATTCTCCGGAGGAGAGCAAATCGCTACTGACGAGCGTGCCGTCAATTTCTGAGCTGCTCGAGTTTCAAAAGAATGTTCTGCCTGGGCTGTTGAAGTCGCGGTAATTGAAGATCGGATCGTTGATCCGCTGTTGATTTAGGGGGACTCATGAACGGTTACGAAAAAGCTCAGGCACTTGGACTTACCGGAACCGACGCGGAAATCGTGGCTGTTCTGAAGACGTTGACAGTGTCAAATATCGCTGTTGATGCTGTCCGTGTTTGGCTCCGGGAAAATCTGCTGTGGTTTCGGTCTAGCCCGACAACGATGGGCGGAGCGATTCAGGATGTCATAGAATCACCATCGACACCAGACGAAACGAAACAGCAACTCGGCATTTTCTGGAGTGCGGTGTTTGGTGATGGTGCTCAAAACCTTCTGACGACTGTTCCGACATGGGCCGGGTTGGTTTGGCAGATCATTCAGGGGCTAACTCAGGCCGCTCCGAATGCGGCTGCGTTGGTCGATTCGTTTTATGCTCTTGACGGCGGGCGTCTTTACAAGGAATTGACAGTCGAGCAATTCGCAGCACAGCGAACTGCGGCGAGCGAGGAGACAGTGAAGGCCGCGATTCGTTCTATTGCATTTGAACAGCTCAACGAAGTCGTGAACCCTGCAATTGCATTGGGCGTTAAGGCAGACATCGTCACGGCTTTGCGTGCTGCTGCCAATGCCGTGGAGGCTGGCTGATGTCTTACCAGTCCACAGTTTGGCTTGGATCTGTCGCGGCCCTCTGTCCATCGCAGGATTCAACAGGCGACGGCACAACAACGCTCACCGACTTTACAGGAATTGGTAGTGGCACCCTGACAAATATGGATGCTGCTACCGATTGGGTTACAGATGACGGCAAAAGATGTTTGGACTTTGACGGTGTCAACGATTACGCGGCAACGCCTCAGTGTCCGGCAGGTGCGCTGAAATGCCTAACTATTTCAGTTTGGTTTCGCAGAGTGGCAACAACTGGCAACGGACTGTTTATCGGTATTGCGAACGCTATCAATAGTGCCTCGGAGCGAGTTCTGATTTACCATTTTTCTGACGGGAATGTCTACCTCCAGATCGACGGGGCGTTCGGCTATTTCGCACAGTCGCTGACAGATCAAGGCTGGCACAGTCTCGTGATGCAGTTCGATGGGACGCAGACTGGAAACGCGAATCGACTAAAAGCGTGGGTCGACGGATCAGCAAAGACGCTCACATTTTCCGGAACCATTGCGGCCAATATTAATGCAATAACGACACCGAGGCTCTTTGTGGGTCTGATCGCGAATTCGCCAACGATCTACGGCGCGTTTCGCATGGATGACTTACGCATTTTGCCCAGACTTTACACGACTGAAGAACGTGCAGAAATTGACGCAAGTCGTGGTGGAACGTATGCGGCGGCTTCAGGTGGTGGGGTTCGTGCGGTTAATGTCAGAGGAGGGGCCGATCAGTGAAACTCAAACGAGGCTCTACCTCAGTTCGCAGGCTGATTTTTATTGCTGATTCAGCGAGTACGGTCGGGGCTGGATTGGCAAATCTTGCTTTCGATACGGCATCGCTGGTGGCTTATTACTTTGCAGGGGATCTATCCAACGAGGTGCAAATCACCTTGGCGACAGCAACGCTCGGAACGTGGACAAGCGGTGGATTCGTGGCCGTCGACAATACTAACATGCCTGGCTGGTACGAGATTGGCATTCCGAATGCTGCTTTAGATGGCGGAAACGAATGTGCCATCCAGTTGCGCGGGGCCGCGAATATGGTCCCTGTTAATATCTACATTGAGTTGGACACACTCGATTATCAGACAGCGGCTGGTGGGGCTGTGATGCCGACGACTGCAGGCCGGACGCTATCGGTGTCGGCAGCAGGAGCAGTGGAACTGGACTCCTCTACTCAAACGCAGATCACAAACATTGAAAACAACGTAGCGTCTATCGCGTCGGTATCGACGGAAGCATTTTAAGTTAGATATAATAACCTCGGATCGTTGATCCGCTCGGCGCGCGAAACATTGGGATTCGTGAAAAAGTGACTCCGCTGCTCATTGGGGTAATCAGGTGAAATTATGACACCAGTTGAATTGAAAGCCCTCATTGAATCAGACGCAACTGCGGCGGCCTCAGCAACTCTTGAAGATTGGGTTGCTGTTGCGTCCCGAGCGTCGGCAATATCGCCCCCATTGCTTCGCGAGACTCCGCTATCGGAATTGTCCGTGCTGCGACTGTCGTCTGATCCAGTTGCGGCGGAAACAGTGCTACAGCAAATTGAACAGGTGGCTGGACAAAATCCTGTTGTGGCTCGCGTCTTGAAATGGATGAAACCCGAATCTCAACGCGGGCTCGATTTTGGAGATCCGCGAGTCCGAACAATGCTCACGATGCCAATCAATCAGGGCGGCTGTGGATTGTCGGAGGAGCAAGCCAGGCCACTCCTCGCGGCAGCAGAATATCAACCCGAAATCACACCGCTGGAATGCCGTGTTGCTATGAGAGGTGCATGAGATGGCCAATTTGATTTATATGCTTCCCGGCACTCCAATCACATGGAAGGACTCCGGCGGCGATAAGGTGATCACCGCACAGAATCTTGCATTTGGTGCTGGTCGCGTTGGGGCACAGCATGATCGTGGGGCAGGAGCGAAAGCAAAGCTGCACGAAATATGCGTTGTGTGTCAATGGACGGCATCGCCTGCGGTTGGTGACGCGCTGAATCTGTTTTTGCTTGAGTCTGACGGAACGTTTATCGACGACAATGTCGGGGCATCCGATGCCGCGTTGAGCGTTCAGCCTGTATCTGGATTTGTCGGTTCTGTGATCGCTAAATCAGCGAGCGGAGCGACAAACTTCATCGCGAGATTTAGAGACTACCCGCTGACGCAACGTTATGTGTCTCCAGCACTTTGGAACGCTTCGGCGACAAAGAACCTGCAGAATACCGCAAACGTCACTTGTATCATTATCACGCCGAATCCGGATCAAATCCAATAATGGCAACGCCGACGTACAATTCCGGATTCTATGCACCATCACGTGGCGGGGAACCAAAGCTTCCGTCGTTGTGGAGAGGTTGCGTCGGTGCGTGGGCACCATGTCTCGGTCCGACTGGATTGACGCTCCGAGATTGGAGCAATTTCAAAAATCACGGCACGTTGACAAGTGGGGCACAATTTGGCATTCGTTCAGGACGGAATGCCGTCGTGCTTGATGGGTCTGATGACTACGTCGATATTGCCAATGCTGGCTCTCGTATTGCCTCAAACGACAATCACGCAGTTTCTATTTGGTTTTCGGTGTCGAGTTTTGCGAACTCACCTGTCCTTTATTCGTGGTACGAATCAACTATTAATGACTTGGGATTCTTAGAATTTAACTCGACAGGAACGCAGATTTTTTGGGGCGTACGCCGCACTATTGCTGGCCAACCCAGTTTTCGCACATACACGGGCGTCAACATTGGGACCGGTCTAAATCACCTGTTGCTGCAAAAGACCGGAAGCGGTGACGCAGGCAATCTATACCTAAACGGTGTTTTGCTGTCGTCGTTTTCGGGCGTGCTTTACAGCACTCCCTCGCAATTGTCGACGCTTTGGCTCGGAAAGTATGTGACAGGTGGATTTGGGACAAGCGGAAGCGTTTACGAGTTGTCAATGTTTGATCGCAATGTAGAGCGTCAGGTGTCGCTGTTGTCACGTCGGCCAGGCGTGGCGTTTGAAAAAATGTATGCAAATCGCGGATTGCGAATCGGGAATCGTCGTCGTCGTTTGCTGGTAGGAGCAGGATCATAATGTGGGCTAAACAAAGCACAGCAGCGACATTGATCGTTGGGCCGATTCTCGACAGCACCGGAGCAGAGTACACGTCTGCGGTGATCGGGGATTTGTCGATCAGTAAAAACGGAGGCACTCTCACCGCATTGGCGGCAGCAGCGACACTGACACATATCGCAAACGGGCAATACTCGCTCGTGATGACGACTGGCAATCTCGACACGCTTGGACGACTGCAGATTACATGCAATAAGTCTACCTATCAGATGCCGCCGGTCGGGCTAGTGGTTGTGCCTGCGATGGTGTTTGATTCGATGGTTTTGGGGACCGATGTTTTGCAGTCGGACACGATCCAGTTCGGTGGCACAAACGGAACGTTCGACGCTGGCAAACCAACAGTGGAACTGGACTCCTCTACTCAAACGCAGATCGACGAAATCCAAGATACTGTCGATTCTCTCGGTACAGTCACCTCAACAACGGTCGAACGATCTGTCTCAGACACGAACGCAATCACATTCTCATGGCCAGTTTCAGGAGCGACAATCACAGGAACTCGCTCTCTCAACAACGGAATCTACGCTGCTATTGAAGGAGCGATTGCATTCTTGCGAACGGAAACAGGGAAGCACTATTACACGCTCGCATTCGATGCTGATGACCGTCCTGCGGTCGAGGGTCAGGTTCGGTATAAATTCGTCGATGGAACGTACACACGGTATGTGGTCGTTCGAGTCGAGCCTGACTTAACGCAAGCCCAGGTCAATGCTCAAGTGCTTGACGTTCTCTCGGTCGACACCTTCGCTGAACTCTCCGCTCCGCCAGCAGCAACGAGCAGCCTGAAGGACAAAATCACCTGGCTGTTCATGTATGCTCGCAACAAGGTCACCCAGACTGCACTCGCAAGAACCCTGTACCGCGACGATACGACAACGGTTGCCGGAACGTCAACAACTTCCGATAACGGGACGACATTCACGAAGGGTGAGGACGCATGACGACCACGGCAGCAAAACGCAGCGCTGCCGCTGGGGTTGCGCTGCCGGGATTCGTTACGATCCCATTCGCGAATGGAACAGACGATCAGTCGTCGCGGTGGCACGGCGCGTTCTGCTATTTCATCGGGCAGGGAGATCTGCCGATCCCGACGGTCGGCTGGACAGCGTCTGGACGCGAGCGAGTGTTTAAGGCAGAATCTGTGTCTCGAGTGTTCGCGGCATCTCGCAATCCTCGTGTGTGGCGGTTCAGGGAGAGAATGTGATGTCGGAATATCCGGATTGCTACGAGTCCAGCAACGTGCTGTGCAAGCACAGTCGCGCAACGATCACAGTTTACCTCGACCTGAACAAGAGACTGCCACCAGATGTGACGGTGTCAAATCCTACGGCAGATCCTGTCGACGCGACACTGACCGTCGAGGACGTGTCAACAATCGACGTAGATACAGTCGTGGAGTCGGATTCGGGATGCAGCGGGCTGACTTTGGTGGCAGGTCGTGCGATCCAGATGACGATCTCAGGCGGAGAAGCCTCGGACGACGAATCGATCGTGACAGTTGGCTTCGATATCAGCAACGGCGATCAGGATTACCTGGACTGCCGGATTCTGGTGGGTGGTGTCAGCGCATAAAAAACGGAGCCATCCTTGGCTCCGCCGGACTCCGTTCAGGATTACTCCGCAGCAGAGTCGACGATGTTCAATCGCCCTGCATCATGCATGCGCTGCAGTTCTTCCTTGTACTTCATCTTCATATCTGCGGCGGCTTCAGGGCTAAGAGTAGCCGTTCGAGTTGGAACGACGACCGAGTAATCCTTACCTGATGACGACTTCTCAACTTTCAGTCCCAGCGACACATACGCCATTGTGTGAGGGACGTTCAGTTGACGGAAGAACTTCCGGATCGGCATGATCGACGTTGGGCCAAGCTGGATCCGCAATGGAAGAGCTTCGTTCCTTCGGAGGACGTAGAGGATCTGATAGTCCTTCGCCTTCTTGCCCTTCGAGCCGGCCTTCGTCGAGCTTCCGAACTCGCAGTAAGGCAATTTGTTCGGGCCATCCCAGTAAAAGTACCGAACGGGATTCCCTTCAGCATCCTCACGCAGGGCTCCGGCTTCTCGCAGAACGTCTGCCGGCACTTCGTGATTCGGGAGAACCTCCTGCATGTCCGCAGGAACTTCCGCCCAAGGAATATTCAGCCGAGCGTACTTCATATCGTCAGAGACGAGCACAGGCTTATCGTCGGACGTTTCGTCGGCCTTCCAGAGAATCCCCTTGTTACAACGGAACACGATCACGCCTTCGATCGCTGCCGTGGATTCCATCCCGTTGGCACCGTTGATGGTCCAGAACATTCCTCCTCCGGACGGAGTCTTGACTCGGGGAAAGTCGGACTCCAGAAATCCTCCGCCATCGCCGTTTTCCAGCATTGCTGCTGCCAATTCGCTGCCATCGGCAAGAACTGAGAAATCGGACTTCTGATACTGCACGAGTGCTGTGGACATTGAACACCTTTCGAAAGGAAACATTGGGTACTGGCGATTTGCCAGAGCCGCCTCGCAGGATTCGAACCTGAAGTTTCGGTCATGACTCCGAAACACCTCTCCAAGAGGCCACTTTGGCGTAAAATAAAATCCCGCAGAAACACGGCAGGGTACTCTCCTGCATTTCCGAATTGCCCTCGGAGTCCTGTAGTTTGAACGACGTGTTTCTTTGGAAGACTATTGTCAGGCTGTTCTCCAGACCCTGACTTTCTTTTCAGACTTACCAATCTTCTCGATGCGGAACGACCAGTCTTTGTATTCGTCGTTCTTCTTGAACTGGCGAATGCAGGCATAGACTGTCTGGTACGACGCATTGATATCTGCGGCATCGTCAACTTCCATATTCTGGAAATTGTACTCGCGCGGACGACCAACTTTCGCGGGATCCGGAGGAGTCAGTCCTTTGGTAATCTTCATTTCAGAACTCACGATCTATAAGAGATTCTCGGCTTCTCGATCACCGAGATCAGGTTCAAAACGGAAGGGTCAAGCTGTTCGCCGTTGTCTTCGATTTCCTTTATCCGCGACCGCAGGGTTGCTGCGTTGTAGTCGCGTTTCACAATGTCCGACGTATCAGGGCATTCCGCCAGAGCCTGGATAAATGCCTGCTTCGCCTCGGCCTTCTGTTCTTCCGTCGCATTCTCCGGATACCGGATCGCATAAAACTTGTCGACTCTGGTGTACAGAGTCTTCCCGGAATCCAACTTTATGCATGGAAGAGTCTCGTCTGCCATCTTATCCAAAAGCTCCTGCTCGAGACTTTCGATCTCAGCAGAGACTTCTTTTGTGTCAGCAGCCGCCTTGTTCTTTCGATCAAGCAACTTCTCAAACTGCCTAGCCAACTCACCAATACTCGGCATACGGTATTCCATTTCTAAAACGAAGTCAAGAAAAACTGTAGGTTATTTTAGACTATCGGACGTGCTGACCGCTGTTGATTTTGTTACACCTGGCCGCGTCAGAAACGCATGACGGAAAGCCCGATCGACGCCGGCAAAGCATAGTCGATCGGGCTTTTTTCATGCCTTTTCTTTCCGTCTTCGTCGCTGCATCGATCTGCGTTTTTTGGCTTCGAGCATCACGTCTTGGAGAAGACGACGAAGCGGAACCGCAAACGGGTTTTTATTTCGCTCGTAAAGCCATTCGATTCTGTCTCTGATTGCAATCATGATATCGGTATGGTTATCCGCTGCTCAGCGCCTAGAGGAACGCTCAACCGATAGTCAATTACTCACTCAGAATCACATAGAAATCAACACTGTCGAGATCCCATCCCCAGGCATCGCCGTCAGCCGTCTCG